CCTCGTAGCTTTAACTAGATAAATGCAAACATGTGGATGGTTTTACTTTTTCTATGAAGGCAAAAGAGCATTTCCTAGAATATATTAAAACATTAGAAAAATCTGTTATTGCAATAGATAGATTCTCTGGAAATATAGATAAAACATTTGAATCCATAACACAAGCTGCAAAATACTTCAATACTAGTACTTCTAATATTAGTAGGGTTTGTAAAGGTAATCTTAATTATATCAAGGATCATGTGTTTGTTTATACCAAAGACTTTGAAGAAACAAAAGATTATAGAGTACAAAATCATTGGAAAGGAAAACCTAAAAGTGAAGCTCAAAAAGAGAAAATGCGAAGAAATAGCAAATTAAATTGTCCTATTTATAAGTATGATTTAAAGAATAATCTCATTAGCGAATATTATTCAATCTCTGATGCAGCTAGACAACATAATATGAGTGCTGATTCTTTAAGGTATCAAATAAATAAGCATCAAATAGTTAATGGTTTCCTATTTTCACGAGTAAAAGTAAACAAAACATTATAAACAACAATTTAAAATATCAAGATTATGGAAAAAAGAATTTCATTTGACCAGTTTCAGTCAGTAAAGCGTGTAGCACAGGCATGTAATCCTCTTATTGTAAAGAGAGATAAGATTAAAGAGAAAATTGAGAAACTTGCTAAGGAATATAAGGACTATGATACACAAGTTGCTTCCTTGGAGGCAGGTATCAAGCAGGTAATTGGTTTCCGTGTAGAGGAGCTTGTAAAGAAAGTAATTGAGCCTGGTGTAGATGCTAATGGTCAGCCTAAGAAGACCACCAAGTATCTTCCTACAGACATTGTATCTTATGATGAGCAGCACAAGCAGTTTGTCATTTCCCTTCCTAACCCAGAAAATACTGCAAATCCCTCAGTTGAGAGTGAAAGTACAGAAACCTCAAATGAGGAAAATAAAATGGAAGCCCCAACTGATGTTGCAGAGGAGGAACCTACTACAGATGAACCAATCTTTGAGTAACAAACAATAAATATATTAATAAATATTCACAATTTAAATTTTAAATCAAACAG